GAACTCACGCAGGACATGGTTGACCTACTGTTCCCAGAAAAAATCACATGGGCGGTATGCCGCAAGAAGCTAAAGAACAACGAGCATGTTTTCCGCTGCCAGCAATTGAACGAGCCTCAGCCGGACGTTAACGCCATTCACTTCACCGAAGAAGTTCTCCGCGCTCACTTGCAGCAAATGTCTGCGGTTCCGAAGACTGGCGACGTTGTAATGACTTTGGATTGGGCGCTTACATCCACCGAGAAGGCGGACTACTCCTGCCTCACCGTGGGGCGCATCGACAAGGAAGCGGCGGAAGCCTATGTCCTCGAAGTGGAGTTTGGCCGCTGGAAGTCTTCTGAACTTGCCAGCAGCATCGTGCGCCTGCAAAAGAAGTGGAACCCTCGCGTAATTCTAGTCGAAAAAATCGGCGGCTCCGAATTGATGCAGAACGAAATCGCACGCGAGGCGAAGCGTCAAGGCATCGCCATAAACATTTTGTGGAACACCGTGGATTGCTCGCACGACGCCAAGGCGAACCGCATCAAGGGACTCGAAACACTTCTCAAGGAAGATCGACTCTACTTCGTTCAAGGTCCGTGGATTGACGAAACGTTTGCGCAGTTCATGCGCTACACGGGTCTCCGCAAGAACAAGGGACGCAAGGACGACATTCCCGACGCCGTTTCGATGCTCCAGTTCTTCCTTCCGAAAGAAGCCAGCAACCCCGTAGACGAGGACAAGCTCGCCGCAGAGCAAGAGGCAGAGCGCAAGAAAGCCGCTTTAGAAGCCTATTACGACAGAGTTTTTCAACGTGTACCGGGCGTGTCCAACAACCGCACCGACTACGACGAACGCACGGGAAACCGTCGCCCCACCACCAACACGGCAGGGCTGAACCAAGCACCGCGCCGAAGCCGCTTTGACTTCGGGCATCTAGGACACACCAAGAATGGCTAAGTACACAGAAGCAGCAAGCGAAATTCTCCCAGAAAATCTACGCACGGATGAGTCAGGCAGTTATCTCTACGACGATCAAGCCGCGCTTCAAATCGTTCTCACCGCGACATCCGAAGGCGACGCATGGGCAAACCAGCAGTCATGGCCTGCGGGTTGGGCATTCAGCTATGAATGCTATCAATCTCCCACGACCGTCTCAGCATTCGCTGGCGGCGGCAATGGCGATGCCAACGTTCCCAACTACACCGTAAGCAACTTGGTTGACGCCACCGTTCCCAAAATTATGAATGGCCTCTTTTACGAGACTCCGCCTTTCGTTCTACGCCCACGTCCCGGCACCACGCCGGACATGGTTGACGCGAAGACGGCGCTCTTTGCCTACCAGCTTGAGGACATGAGCTTCGAGAACGAGATGGAGCTTGCCATCGCGCAGGACGCGCTCATCGGCACTTGCATTATGAAATGGGGCTGGACGGACACCACCGAGACCACCAAGAAGTACAAGCGTCGCGCCGAACCTCAGAAGATTCACAACAAAATCAGCGGTCAGACCCACACGATTCACAGCGAAGAGTCGGACGCATTCGACATCGTTTACGAAGAGAAGCGCATCACCCGTCCGTGGATTAAGTATTGCGACCGTCGTCACGTCATCGTCAACCGTGGATGCCGTGTCGGAGACATTCGCAAGGCGAAGGACGTTGTCTACCGCGACTACGCGACCTACGAAGACCTCGACAATCTCCGCGACTACGAAGGCTACACGATTCCGAGCGAAGACGAACTCCGCGATTTTTTCATGCGCGAGCGTTTCACTCCGAAGGGCGACAACATCAGCGTCACGCTCCCCGAGTCTATGCGCGGATGGATTCAAACCAGTCTCCCGCGCAACGCGAAAGACTCCGCAGACCCGCTGCAAAACGGGCTGGAACTCCTCGAATACTGGTCTAAGAATTTCGTCATCGTCGTACTCCGTCACGGCGACGACAACATCCTGATTCGCAACGAGGCTAATCCCTACAAGAAAATTCCTTTCCTCTCCGCGACATGGCGTCCCATCCCCGACTGTTTCGACGGTCAGGGTATCGGCTTGCTGGCGGGTCCGGCGCAGCTTGTGCAGGCAGGCATCACGAACTCCTCGCTCTCGCTCCTCGACTACCAATTGAACCCCGTCATGCTCCGCACAGCGGGATTCAACACGCCGTCACAGGACATCATTCTGTCTCAAGGCGGAATCATCGACGTTGAAGGCGACGTTACCAAGGCATTCAAGATTCTCGACCGCGCCGAGCAGCCAGCATCCGCTATGCAATGGCTCCAGCAACAGGCAGCCGAAGCGAAAGAGAATGCTGGCGCAAACCAGCAGTACACGATGGGTGCAGGCGCTCCCGGCATCCAGACCACAGGCACGCGCAGCGGTACAGGCGCGGCTCAAGTAGGCGCTGCTATCGCAGGACGCCTCGACGGGCCTATCGGACGTATCGTCCGGCAAATTTTCATCCCGTGGCTCCAGACGATGGACGAACTCAACAACGACCGTCTCCCGTCGTCCGTTCTCCGCGATGTTCTCAGCCAAGAGATGGGTCAGCAGATCGACATTGACCATGAGAAGTTCCGCTCCGCCGAACTCCAGTACGAAGTTCTCGCTGGCGCGAAGCTAGGTCCCAAGAAGGAAATGGCGCAGTTCTTCCCATTCCTCATCCAGCTAATCAACAACCCGACGTTTGTCACCATGCTCAACGTTGCAGGGTACAAATTCAACGTCGTCAACGCATTCAAAAACTTCGCCTCATTCGCTGGCTGGAAGTATGCCCAGAGCTTTGTCGAGCAGATGCAGCCTCAGGAACAGCAGAAGGCAGACGCGCAGCTTCCCGCAGCAATCGAAGCACAACGCGCCAAGGCAGCCTCAAACCTGCAAACCCAGAAGTTCCAGCAGGCAGTACAGGAAGAACAGGAAAAGCAACTCAGCAAGGCGGGTGGCGAGGGTATGCGCTCCGTTATCGAACACTCTTTGGCACAAGGCGAAGAAGAACAGCCATTTGGCGGGGATTCGGGGCTGTAAGCAGTATTAACGCTATTGGAGCCTATTTATGAGTGAAGAAATCCTCGCGGCGGAAGTTCGACCTTTCGCGCTACCACCGGGAGAACGGCTCGATTTGGTCAGTCTGACGAATCAACCGGGCTGGAAACCACTGGTAAAGATGCTCGACGCAGCGTGTCAAGCAGCCAACGCCAAGGTCATCCAATGCGACCCAACGGAGAAAGAAAAAGTTCTCACGTTGCAACTCGAAGCCCGAGCGACGAACAGTTTTTGTTCCCTGTTCCTCAAGGCAGTTAGCTGGCATGTCGCCAGCGCGAAACAAGGGAATCACGCACAGCGGAACATCGAAGAGTTAATCGGTAAGACAGCCTAATAGCTGAGGGAAAAATGGCAGAGATTGAAACGCCGGAAGTTAATACAGACGGCATCGCACCAGCAGAATTGGTTTTTGAGTATCAGCCCACGGACGAAACGGGCAAGCCCATCGGCAACAAGACGGTCATCAAAGGCGCGTCATGGGAAGAGATAGCGAAGAAGCAACAGGACATTCAGCTTCAACTTGTCCGCGCTTATCACAGGCTAAAGACGGCGACGCCGACGAAGCCGAAAGAAAAGTTTCAGCCGAAGCAATTGACGGCAGACGAAGAGTTCCAAGCTGGTGTAGAGCTTAACGACCCAGCGAAAGCGCGTAAGGCAATTCGCAAGCTGGTAGACGCGGAGTTTGGTCTTACGGAACGCCAAGAGGAAATGGACCGCAAAGCAGAAGTCATGCGGCATGACCTCGCGGCAGCAGCGTTCCTCAGAGCGCACGCAAGAGATTATTACATTTGTCAGGCGAACAACGACCTCATCGAAGGTTATCTGACAGAGAACGGGTTGGACTACACACCCGAAAATTACGAGATTGCTTTTTCGCAATGCGAGGACAAATTGGCTCAATCGCCAGATGTCCCCGAACCAGAACCAACCCCGGCAGCGGCAGCTAATCCTGAACCGCGCCGTCCGCGAGTAACACCAGACATCGAACCCGGTTCGCTCAATGGCGACCGCAGATCGAAGCCCAAGGGACTCACGAAGGCAGATTACCTAAAGATGGGCAGAGACAACCCTGCGGAATTTAATCGGCACTTCACTAATCAGAAGCTCCGCGCAGAGATGGACAAAGTCCTCGGCAGTTAACCCGCGAACACAATCATTTTTAGGAAGTAAACCAACATGGGATCAGGACCCAATCCAAGTATTAGCAACGTCGCCAACTCACTAACTGCGCAAGCGATTCACTACAACACGCGCATCGTGCCCAACCTAAAGGGGCAAACGAACGCATTTTTTGAGATGGTGGAAAAAATCCAGCAGCCTACCGGGAGCGGCATCAACGGTCGCTTCTTCGAGTACGTCACGCTGGACGGCAACACCAACCCCTCGCAGGACGGTCAAGTCGGTTCGCCGATTTTCGTTCAGCAGGAAGAGTCCAGCTATTCGCTTTCAGAATGGTCGGATTACACGAACTTTTCCCGCTTCGACGTGGCGGCTGCAATCGACGATCAGGTAGGCAATTCCGCTGAGGAAATGTCGTACCGCGCCGGACAGTCCCTCTCGGAACTCTACTCCACGTTCTTCGACGGTCTATCTGCGGTTGACTCGGCTGTGAACGCAAGTTCGCTGCTCACGACTCCGTACACGATGGGCATTGCGAACATTCGCTCCATGAAGCAAGAGCTTGTCTCCATCGGCGTTCTGCCGTGCAAGGGCGACCTCTACTGCATGGCAATCTCTTCCAACGTGCTCAACGATTTGCTCAATGCAAGCGGCACCAACGCTTCGATCATTGACTACGTCAAGTACGACGCGAAGCGTGCTGAGGCATTTGAAAAGATTGCCGCAGGCGACCAGCTTACTCCGTACACCTTCCCGACGACTGGCGTTCGCGCATATCAGACGCCTTTTGTCACCAAGACCGCTGACTACCAGTCCGCAGGTTTGGGAACTGCATTCCGTTCCTACATCGCCGGAAATTGGGCCGCAGCAGGAGTTTGGTTGGCCGTACCGGGCGACACCGACATGGCAGGCGGAGACTTCCATGACATTGAATGCTTTGTGACCAAGGACGCCGCTCGCTCAACCTACGACCCGACCGGAACCATCGGCGCATGGGCTGGCTATATGTTCCACCAGACCATCACTGGACCTCCGATCACGGGCACGGACACCCAGCGTGTTCGTTGGGCAGACAGCATCCCTGCCATTCAGTAACGGATGCAAGACAACCGGGGGAGTGGCGCAAGTCACTCCCTCAATTTTTATGTAGAGGCATGATGCAGGAAAACAAGCTCTCCAGTTACATCGACGTTCGCAAAACACAGCAGTTCATCGGCGAGCTTTTGAAAGACGGTACGCCGGACGAGTTCCGATTCCCCGACGACTACAAGAGCTACCGCGACGAGTGCGAGCAAGCGGACAGGGAATACTCGAACGAAAAAGCGAAAGCCCACCGCATGGAAGACCAAGACATCCTCACCGACGAGGACAGCAGCTTGGTCAACTTCATCAACGTAAACCAATTCATCGCAAAACTCCGCGAGCACGGAATCAAGTGCAAGGTCTACCAAGACCCGCAGTCACCGCAGACATGCGGACTCTACGCAATCCGTCCCGGCTACGAAATGCTCGGATTTATTTTCGTCACGTCCATGCAAGTGCCAGTCATGCCTGAGTGGGGGTTGCTACACGACGAAGATCACGGCATCCCGAACGGCGAAGCGGCAATCGGCTGGCGTCAAGTTTTAGTCAAGTTAGTCACTACTCGAATCGTGAGCGAGACAAAGATTCACGAAATTTTTGGCGAGCCGCGCCACACACGGCGCAGCAATCGCTACAGGAGAACTTTACATGCCTTCCGAAACGGAAAAATCGAAGACATCCAATAACCCAAGTCTTGAGGAATTGCTGGCACAGCAAAACAAGATTGCTCTACAGCGCGAGGAACGCGAACTCGCGGAGTACACGGAACGCAAGGCAGCCGAACAAGCAGCCAAGCTCCAGCACGCCGCTAAGATTCACGACCGCGTCACCCGCGACAGGCAGATCGAGCAGAAGAAATTCGGCGATCAACAGCGTTGCGCTCACCTCAAGGGTATCGGCGCACACGACCAGAACATGAACCTGTTCAATCTGTATTCGCACCAGCTTCCCGATGGAACGGTATTCGTTCGTTGCCGGAATCGCTGCGGCTTTATGTGGCTCCCCGGCGACACCCGCGAAACCATCGTGCGCAACGGCAAGACTCTGCCGAATCCGACCCGTTGGTCTTACGAGGACGCCTACGCACGTTGCCCCAAGAAATCTTTCAGCCGTTCGACCGTCATGCGGAAACCCCCGGCTGAATTGGTTAGCGCCTAATGCCAAAGTCTGAAATCACTCTGCAAGACTACGTTGATAACGCCGAAGACTACGGCGACATTGCCCCGGTACTCAATGCTGGCGGGCATTCGCTGGAGCCTGCCCGCACTTGCATGAATGACGCGATGACTGACTTCTTCGCGGACTACCCGTACAAGTTCAACGAGTTCTACTGCCCGTTTTTCTACACGAACAGCTACCAGCAGGATTACGTCCTCGTCAATCCCGATGGTTCCAGCGTGACGAACCTCGCATGGCTCCAGCAGGGTATCGCCGTGCAGATCAACTCGACCGCGCTTGGCAAGCCGTGGACATGGGTGGAAGTAGGACGTTCGCAGATTCAATCCACCGCGAACCTCGGCAGCGGCCTCGCAGCAAATGCACTCGCACCAATTTACTCAGCAACGTTTCTACCGAACAATTTGCTGTACTTCGGAACATGGGGAGGCGCACCGCAGTCTCTCGGCAATGACCCCGTCGCTGGTAGCGTCTACACAAATCCTCTCGGCAACATCAGTATGCCGCCGAACCCCATCCAGCAGATTCAGGATGCCAACGGCAATTTGCTTGTGCTCACAGGTTACGGCACCGAAGGCAGCACGGCTCCGCTCGCACCAGTAGGTGCGGCACCGGGCACGACAGCAACACCGGGCAGCGGTGCGACGACAGTCTGGACGGTCATTGACCCTTACGGTCAAGGCATTCGCATCACGCCTATTCCGTCGCAGGTCGGCGTTGTATGGCAGTTCCGCCTAGTCGCTCAGATGAAGCCACCGCGCTTCGATGGCGCAGATTGCTTCGATCAAACAATTTTCCCCGTGACCGACGAATACGAATCGCATCTACGCGCTCTCTTCGTCGCACGGGTCTACAGCTATTCCAGCGAAACAAAAATCGCAGGGAAGTTCCAAACCAAGTGGGACATGGCGATGAAGTCTCTCGTCAAGGCGCGGACGAAGTCTGACCGCGAACGAGACTTTTACAAGATGGTTCCAGCGACCAGCGTGCGGTCGGGAGCCAGCGGTACATCGCGTACAGGTTACGCGGGTCCGTACTGGCCGTTTGGGGGTCCACCGCGCTAATGAGTCGCACACTCTTGCAGTCAATTCAATGGGCACAGTCTTTCGTGAATTATCTCCCGCTCACCGTGGGCACGGGCAATCAACCCGCGCTCGACAACGCGAATCACGTCAAGCAACTCTTCCTCTCGCCGGACGTAATGTCCACCGCGTACAACCGTGGAACCGTTTCCTTTCAAACGGTCATCGGTCAGCAGGACTACGTTGTGCAAGTCACCAACGCCAGCGTGCCGTCATTCGGCTATCTCGAAACGGCAGCAGTACAGCCATGCGCGACGATCACGAACGTAGCAGGCAGCGGCACCGTGGCAACGATCACGGCGGCTAACGCTTTCGAGGTAGGAAACCTAGTCACCATCACAGGGCTTACGCACACGGCGTTCAACGTGACGAACGTTCCGATCACCGCAGTATCGCCGACAACTTTTTC